ATATCTAGAAAGAAGTACAGGAGAGATGCAGCTGAGGTAATGAATAGGCAAGCTCAAGAATTTAAGAAGTCTTGCCGTACAAGGATGACGATGGAAACAGTAGAACGCTTTAAGAATAAAGAGAAGTTCTATATACCCTGGTCATTTGATTACAGAGGTAGGGTTTATCCTATCCCTGCATTCTTAACACCACAAGATACAGACTTTGGAAAGAGTTTGATTAGATTTGCTGATGAATCATTCATGGATGATGAGGCAGAACGATGGTTAAGGTTCCAAGTTGCTACTTGTTATGGGTTAGATAAAGAAACTCTTAATGATAGATTATCATGGACTTATGAGAATGAATATATCATTACACTCATAGCTGAAGATCCAATAGGTAACATACATGAATGGGAAGAAGTTGAAGAACCTTGGCAATTCTTAGCTGCATGTGATGAGTTCTATCACTGTGTTATAAAGAGAGATCGTATAAGTACTGGATTACCAGTAGCTATAGACGCTACATGTAGTGGTCTACAGATATTAGCAGGTCTCGCTAAAGATAAATCAACAGCTAAACTTGTTAATGTATTACCATCAGATAAACCACAAGACGCATATAAGGTAATAGCTGAGACATCTAAACCTAATATACCTGATAAACTACGTTCTCACTGGGATCGTAAATGTACTAAGCGTACTGTAATGACTATACCTTATAATGCTAAACCATTTAGTAATAGGTCATACATTAGAGAAGCTTTAAAGGATAAAGGTATAGAGATAGATAAGGAAGATTTAACTCAAACTGTTCAATCAGTTAGAGATGCAATGAATGTCATAGTCCCTGGACCAATGAGGGTTATGAAATGGATAGAGGATGAAGTTAGTAATGCTATTAAACGTGGAGCTAAAGAACTTGAATGGGTAACTCCATCAGGTTTTGTTGTCTCTCAACAAATCTTTAAAAAAGAATTTGAACGTATAACTTTACAGGTCTTAGGTCAGTGCAACATGAGAGTTAGTACTGGAGACAGTGACACAGTTGATAAGGCTAGACACAAAGCTGCTACAGCTCCCAACCTTATTCACTCTCTAGATGCAAGTCTCTTATGTCTAGCTGCTTTAGACTTTAATCATCCAATAGCTCTTATACACGATAGTGTTTTATGTAGAGCTACAGATATGACAGAGCTATCCAGAATTGTCAGAGAAAAATACATGCACCTGTTCGCAGAGCATGATTACTTAACAGATTTCGCACATCAAATAGGTGCAGAAACTGAACCACCGATTATCGGAGACCTTAAACCGTCCGAGGTAATTGAATCCACTTACTTTTTTTGTTAATGAGAAACATCCACGTCACACCTGATCCCGTCGTATTAGAGGGGTATCAGGCTGTAATGAAGCCAAGTCAGTACGGCTATAGCTTGAGAGCTGTAGTTGGTCAAGACATGATTGATAAACTAGAAGAAGAAAGAGTTGAGTGTCTTAAGTGGGCTGAGTCTAAACTCAAGAACCCTAAGAGATCCTCATTAAAACCAGAGCCTTGGGAGGAGGTATCAGATGGAAAATACATCATTAAATTCTCATGGGCTGAAGACAAAAGACCACCAGTGGTCGACACTGAAGGTAGTCCAATTACTGACCCTAATACTCCTGTGTATGCTGGGTCTACGGTAAAGCTAGGCTTTATACAGAAGCCTTACCTACTACGAGATGGTATCTCTTATGGAACGTCTCTGAAGCTCTCTGGAGTGCAGATAGTAACTGTCCAAGGAGGTGCTGGTGTAGATACAGGAGACTTAGACGAAGTAGGAGTAGCTGAATTATTTGGTAAGACTAAAGGTTTTAAAACAAGTGAACCAAATGTTGAGGCAGCTGGCACGCCATCATCAGTAGAAGATGACTTCTAATGTTCAGGTCAGAGCTTGAAGAAAAGGTCTCAGACTTACTATGTGAATTAGGTATTGATTACGAATATGAACCAACTAAGGTTCCATATCAAATACAACATAACTATTCACCTGATTTCCTATTACCTAATGGTATCTATTTAGAAACCAAGGGTTATTGGGATTCAGCGGATAGAAGGAAGATGAAAGCTGTTAAAGAACAGAACCCCGACTTAGATATACGTATGGTTTTTCAAGCACCATTTAATACTATATCTAAGAAATCTAAAACTACTTACGCCAAGTGGTGCGAGAAGCACGATATACCTTGGACTGCTTGGCACAATATACCAATGGAATGGCTCATATAGAGAGCGAATTTGTAAGACATACAGCATGTGAAAACTGTGGCAGTAGTGATGCGAAGTCTGAGTATTCAGATGGACATACCTACTGCTTTGTATGTCACACCCGTACTCCTGGGAATGGAGAAAATACACACACTCATCAAATGTCTACCAATGTACAACTCAAAGGATCTGCCGTACGGCTGCAACGTAGAGGAATCAGTGAGGAGACGAACAAGAAATATAAGATCTTCAGGGACGGAGAACTTCTACGCTTCTATTATTTCACAAGCGACGGAATACTTCAGGGAGCAAAAGTAAAGACTAAACAAAAGGACTTCTATTATGAAGGGATATCAACTGATACTCTTTTTGGTCAGCATTTATTTCCTAATAGCGGTAAACGGATCATTGTTTATGAAGGTGAATTAGACGCTGCCTCTGGATGGGAGGCAATGACAGGTTGGCCACACGTATCACTCCCACATGGAGCTGCATCAGCCAAGAAAGATATACAAAAACAATACGATTTATTCCAAGGCTATGCGGAAATTGTTCTCTTCTTTGATGGAGATGAGGCTGGAAGAAAAGCAGCGGAAGATGCTGCAAGCGTACTACCACCAGGGAAGGTTAAAATTGCAAGACTCGAATCCTATAAAGACGCTTCAGAAGCTTTGCAAGCGCATGACTCAGAAGCGATAAGAAAAGCGATATGGGATGCCAAACCATATCAACCTGACGGAATCATAGATGCTAAAACTCTATTGAAAGAAGTCACCACCCCACAGAAAGAATCAGATCATGACTACCCCTACGAAGGACTCAACAAGAAGTTACGAGGGATACGGTATGGATCACTTGTCACATTTACTAGCGGCACTGGTCAAGGAAAATCAAGTATCACTCGTGAAATTGCAACTCATCTCCTCAACAAGGGGGAACGGGTTGGGTTCTTGGACCTTGAAGCAAGTAATAGACAAACAGCTTTAGGTCTTATGTCTACTGCTGTAGGCAAAGCATTACATATTGGAGAACACAGTGAAGACGAACTCAAAAAACATTTTCATAATTCCATTGCTAATTGGAATCTCTACATGTTTGATGGCTTTGGTTCTTTTGATCCAGACGTGGTTTACAATCGGATCGAATACCTTGCCAGTGGATTGGAGTGTCGTGTTGTATTCCTAGATCATTTATCAATATTACTTAGTGGGTTAGATGGTGACGAACGTCGCATGATTGACCAAACAATGACTAGGTTAAGGAGTTTAGTTGAACGTACAGGTATAACTTTATTTCTAGTTAGTCACTTAAGAAGATCTAGTAATGATAGAAAATCACATGAAGAAGGAGGCCGAGTTTCCTTGTCGCAACTTAGGGGATCTCATAGTATTTCTCAAATATCAGATGCGGTCATTGGACTTGAACGAGACCAACAGTCCACAGAGGGAAGAAGCGATACGACTCTTAGAGTCCTTAAAAACCGTTATTCAGGCGAGACAGGCATAGCTTGCACACTTACATATGACTTATCCAACTGCAGATTTAGTGAGAATGAGACTACGGAACCATCCTTTCTACGTGGAGCCAGCGCAACAACGCAAACCACGGATTTTTGATAATAGCGAGTATGAGCATCCTTGGTATGAACAATCTAAGGAAGCACCAAAACTAAATAAACCAGAGCCACCCAGCGAGGCGGCAAAAAAGAAAGCAAAGTTTGTAGATAAGACATATAAGTGGATGAAGAAATGACTCTTGTATTTGACCTTGAAACCAATGGTCTTTTACATGATTTAACAAGAGTTCATTGCTTAGCAATATATGACTCTAAAACTGACGAAATAGAAACTTACAACGATGAAAAGAACAATAACAAATACTCCATCTCAGAAGGGATTAATAAGTTATTGGTTGCAGATACAATCGTCGGCCACAATATTATTGGGTTCGATATCCCAGCTATTAGCAAACTATATAACTATTTCACTCCCAGTGCTCGTGTTGTTGACACTCTTCTTCTATCACGTTTATACCACCCAAATATCTATGACATAGACCATAAGCATAAGTGGAGACATATGCCACTACAGCTCTATGGAAGACATTCACTTGAATCCTATGGCTACAGATTAGGTGAGTATAAAGGTGAGTTTGGAAAGACAAGTGACTGGAGCGAATGGAGTCAAGAGATGGAAGACTATTGTGCTCAAGACGTTGTTGTAACAAAGAAATTATGCGACCACTTTCACCCTTACCTGACTGGGTTGCGTTAGAGCACTCAGTTGCACAGATACTTACACAACAGGAGCTACATGGATGGTATTTTGATGAAAGAGCTGCATGGGAGCTTGAGTCTTCTCTCCGAAAAGAATTGGAAGAGCTTACTCAAGTACTTCGAGACAGGCACCCTTTCGTCGCAGGATCGTTATTTACTCCAAAGAGAAATAACCGAACGCAAGGCTACTTCGAAGGCTGCGAGATACAACGATTAAAAGAATTTAACCCTACATCAAGAGACCATATCGCATGGATACTGACATCTCATTATGGATGGACACCCTCATTAATAAGCTCGAACGGCAAGCCCGTGATAGACGAGATCGTCCTAAAGGAAATTGGGACGGATATTGCGATGAAGCTATTTCGTTGTCTGGAACTCAAGAAAATGCTTGGGCTTCTATCCGTCGGCGTGAACGCATGGCTGAAACTTGTTACGACATCTAATCGTATACATCACCATTGTTCAGTAGCTACTAACACCTTCCGATGTTCACATAGAAAACCCAACTTAAGTCAAGTACCAGCAGATGAAAAATTTAGAAAATTATTTACCGCCTCGCCTGGAATGGCTATGTCTC